GCTGTTCTACCCTTTGGTCAGAAAGACCCGTCCCATCAAAAATAGGAATTGTAATGTATATCTCCCTGTCGTTCTCCCCTCCCTCTCTTGAATACTGAGAAAACCTAACAGGTCTATCGAAGACGTCTTCGCGTTGAATTTCTAGTGCGCGTTGCGCTGCCAGCGCTTCTTCAAGCTGGTCTGAAAGCGCGTTTAATTCTTTCTGAAAATTTTCTGCAAACTCTTGGTCGTCAGCCCTTTGGGCTTCATCTCTTCTCTCTTCAACCAAATCAAGGTTTCGCTCAATTTTGAAAACTTGAAACTTTTGCTCGTTTATTTTGGCTTCAAGTTTTGAAGATTGGCTGATGCCAAGATAGGTTTCACTGAGGCGGATACCGTTCTGCTCTATAAAGGCAAGAATATCCGACTTAGAAAGTTTGACACCATCCCTTGACGCAAGCTCTAGCCACTCGCGAAGGCCCACCGTCCATTCAATTTCGCTTTCTTTGACCCCAGCATTTTTTAACATGCCAAGCCATTGCTCGCCGGTTGCCTTGTCTTGCTTAGCGTCCTTGACTACTTGGGCGGCTTTGGAGAAGAGACGGGCAATGCCTTCGGGGGTCTGGTTAAGGGCAAAGTCTTGCGTATCGCCAATACCCTGTTGATCGCTTCCCTCTGAGACATTGATGCCTCTTTTTTCCAAGAGCGTTTTTGCGCCATTGCTGTTTGTCCCTTCATCTAACCTTAGCCCATGAGTTGCCCACAGACGTTTTTCAAAAAACCAGAGGACTGCTTGTATGTCTTCTGGGCCAAGGTTGTTTTCCTCCGCTAGTATCCCGGTAATTCGGTTAATAGCCTTTCGTTCAGCTCCGTTGTTGTTGGGGCTAGGTTGACCAACAATACCTGAAGCGGCATGTATGGGTGGCTCAAGGAGACGTCCCCCCCACCTGCGAACAGAGCGAATGTACCAAAGATCAACCGTAGTGTCATCCTCAGTTACTTCTATGCCTAACAAGCTGGAAGTGTAGTTTCCTAATTTAGGGCCGAGAATTTCAGTGCCTCTAACTGGCGGCCCCTCCTTCTCCGCTTTAGTCTTGTACCGTCCCGCCTTGTACGCTCCGCTCTCAGTCATCACCTGATTGATTTCTTCGCGAGGGTGTTCAGACAAGAACCAGTTGACGGCTTCCTGCAACCCGCCTTCCCGCTCAGCAACATATTTAAAGGCAGTAAGTTGTTGGACGTTAGGGGTGTTCCTTGCACCCCACCCAGCAGGGCGCGTAACCTTCTTCCCGCTTTTATCTTTAAACGTAGTCATCGCCACTGCCGAGCCGTCTGCTCGGCGGCGTTCAGTGGGAATAAATCCACTTTCTAAGAAAAGCTCATACGCTCCTGCAGCCATCTCCCATGCTTGCGTAGGGTTTGTTCCGTTAGAGAAAAGCCCCGCCATAAACAAAAAGTAATCTTTATGCCCCGGCTCTGTAACAAGCGTTGGGAACAGTTGAGCAGTTAGGTCAATGGCGTCTTGAACATCTTTTGCATACCACCCGACACCGCTATTTCCGCGAGAAAGCTGGTTAGCTACCTCTAATCGTGCCATGTCTAAGACAGCATCAAAATCTTCTTGGCTGTCTTCAGGGAAAAACTGCCTGCCATGCTTTTCCATGTGGTCGTCAGTCATGGCCTGAGCCACGTCTTTTACAGTAATAATATTGTTATTTTTCCCTCCAGTCGGCGTTGCCTCTAGAGGCGTGACTAGAAGGGAAACACCCTCTTGGTTAAACCCTGCTGGGTTACGAACCCCATACTCGCCATCGAATTGAAAGCCAAGGCGCTCATAAAACTCGATTAGATCATCTACAGGCCGGTCATCTAGAGGCTGGGCAAACAAAGATATAGTCTTGTTCTGTGCGTCCGCCTGTTTGATCAAGGCACGCATGGCAGCACGGCCTCCGCCCTCAGTCTCTGCCCGAACTTGATTTACATGAAAGTTGGTAGCCTGCTCGTCTACAGAGAGGCGGCCTACAGCGTCTCCCTCTCTAAGTATGAACTCCCCCGTATCCTCGTCTTTCTCAAATGTATCTTGCAGCGCTTGGTCAACGAAAGAAGACGGAGCGTCTGATAGCTGCTCGCCTTCAATGCGAAGGTTGTCCGCCTCAAACAACGCCAGCGCATCGACAGGCTGACCTGTTTCTTCTGTCATGCGAACTGCGCGGGTAATAAACCGTTGGGCTTGGAGCTGCCCAAGCATGTCTGCTCTCTGCGCGTTATAGCGGCCCGTATTAACAAGCTGCTGAGACACCTGATCCCGAATCTTAATAGCGTCGTCTGCAATCTTTTTAAGGTCGGCGTCACCTACGCGAGGGGCAAGGCGTTGTTCTGCCCTCCGCTGAAGCTGTTCTTCAATTTGCTCAGATATGCCAGAGGCAACGAACTCCTCCGCCTGTTTTCCGGTCATCCCCTCAATGTCAAATTTTGTGTGCTGGAGTAAAGCGTCAAACCCGTCCTTACCAAGAATATGTCGGATGTAGGTGGAAACGCCAATCTCAACGGCGTCTCCCTCAAGGGCAGCCTCCCTCACGGCTTCAGTATCTAGCCCTAAAGTTGCAATGAGGTCACCGTCTTGATCAAAGCGCATCAGTTCGTCAGCGCTTAGGTACACACTCTCAATGCCATCCTCTCGCAGTTGATCCGCCATAACGGAAGCAGCGGAGGTCAACTTCTCTTCAGGGATGCCTGCAATATTTCCTTTAAGTTCTGTCTGCCCCTTAAGCCACGCCTCTACCCTCTTAGCGTCTCGCCTGTTCTTAACGTCTCCTGCTGTAGCTATGCTTGCCTCAATAGCAACATTGACAGGGCTGGCCTCGGCAAACGCTTCCGTTAAAATCTCAAAAGCATCTAGCCGTTGGCCTGTCGCTTTTAACGCAGCAGCTTCCCCTGCGCCCCCTGCAAGCATCTGGGTTGCGGTCATTGCCCCGTACTTGCTCAAATTAGAAATCTGCAAACGCGATATGGGACGGAGAAGGCCAAAACTAGCACCTTCTACAGCAGTAATAATTGAACCGCGAGTAAGTCCAAACTCTAGCAAACGCGATTGGGCTTCGGGGCTTTTTAAAAACTGTTCGCGCCCCTCGGGCGTCATTAAATCAATGTCGAACTCGTCCTTAATGATTTTTGCCCGTTCTCTCTCAAGAGCAAACGCCTCTTGAGAAAACGCACTTGAGAGCATAACGCCAGCGCCAAAAGCGGGGTTTAGGACCGCCGCACTTGCAGAGGCCGCCAACACCGTTGCCTGCTCTGCAGACACTGATGCAATGAACTCCGCAAAACCTGCTGGGTCGTTTTTGATTGCTGTAAGGTAGCCTCCCCAGCCTCTATCCTTCGCGCTCTCTACAAAACGAAGAGCGCGGCCCCCTAAAGGTATTTTTTCTGCTAACTGCAAATGACGTTGCGCTTCTTCAAGCCCCGCTAAAGCGCTTTTTAAATTCTCTTCTCTGTCCTCTTCAGTTCCAACGCCAAAAATGCTCAAAAATTTTGCAAGAAGTTGAAGAGGCGCTTTCTCCCTATCTTTATCCCCAATAAGGACATCTAGAGCGCTTTGATCTTTAGTCTCTAACCCTGCCCCGGCTACCTTG